GGTTTGTATATTCTTACCATATCTACGTTTGTTAAAGCTGTGTATAAACTAGCAAAATTTTCACTCTGCAATACGTATTCTTTTGTTATTTGTATCTTCTTCCCCTCATCTACATCAACCTCATCAGATACTCCATTCGGAAGACTTCTAAGTGTTTCATCTAGGTATACAACGCTTTCTTTGTAGGGTTCATAGGAAGTTGCAGTAGTGCCTTGTTCTATTTGCATTTCCCTAAATTTAAATTTTCCAGCATCATTAGAAGTCGCTGATACTTGAACCTCAACTGCCTCAACTGGTGCTGTAAGTGTTTCAAAAACTTTTGTTTCTATTGATGATGTTGTACTACCACCCCAAGTACCACCGGGATTTAAAGTTATACCATTTACATCTTTCCACCTTATTACCAATCCTGCTTTGTGAATTCCATCAGACGTTACATAACCTGAGAATGTATAATTTTTTCCTCCAATAATAGGTAAATTTATTATTGTATTACGCCATGCCCCTGAAGCGTTTAATTCTAAAGTATAAGGGTCTAATAATGTTGCTTCTGAATGTATTACCCAGTCCGTAAACGGTGGTAACAAATTCTTCCCAACACTTCTCAATCTCGTATTAAGTGTAGATTTAATGCCACGCAAAATGAATTCAGTTAATTCGTCTTTTTCTAGTTGTAGACCATCTACAAAAAACGTTACTGCTTGTGCAGTTGATGTAATTATACCCATAAATATTTCTGTTGTATTTGCTCCTATTGTTGCTGTTACATTTACTCTTTCCCAATTAGCCGAAGCAGTAAAATTATAAGAGGACGAGATTCTGAAAAGAGCACTTGGGGGAACGAAGGGATCTGGATTAAAAACACGTTCTACAATTATTAATCTTAAATTCTCTCCACCACTATTTCCTTTTACATAAACACTAGCAACCCAAACTTCTCCTTCCGATGCTTTAACAGTTATTGGAGATGTACTTACACCTTGACCCACTAGAGAACCATCACAATCTACTTGAAGAGAAGCGTTACCAAATACACTTTGAGTTGTAACTCTGGTTAAAGTTGTCCCGTCGTTATAGATTGCTAATCCTGTAGTATCAGTTTCAATGCTCGATTGGTTTTCTGTTAAGTAGTTTGTTTTTGTTCTACCCTTCACACTTCCGCTAATTTGCCCTTTAACGGTGTTGGCGGGGAGGGATATTACTTCTGCGGTTTCTTCGGTAGGGGTGGAGTATGAACTCTGCTCTAAGTCGTTTTCTAGTGCAGTTATTCTATCCGAATTCTCTTTCACCGTCTCAGTGGTCCTGCCGGTACCAGCCAGATCATCAAACTTTTGATCCGTATAACTTTTTGCGTTTGCCTCTGCTGTGTCAGCTTTTGCTTGAGCACCAGATGGGGTTTCTGCCCCTATGTCGGCAGGGGTAAGCTCGTCACTTCCACCCGTGGCATGGTTGTTAGCATGTGTCGAAAGAGCGAACTTATTGGTCTGATTAGTCACGTATGTAAAACTAGCAGTTACCGTATCACTTGCTGAGAGCGGAGGACTAAAAATAACCGCCCCGCCGCCATAATCAATTTGAAATCCTGTTGTAACCTCTATTCCATTAACCTTGATCACAGGTGCCGGTGACTCTACCCAGTTGCGGTATCCTGCAGCCTGATAGATACGGTATCTATCGCTTTCTGAAATGTATACCTCTGTTAAAGTGACATCATTTACAGCAGCAGTTTCCAAATCGACTGCATCTTCAAGCTTTCCCACCGCTTCCTGTAGACCTGCTATATGTGTTGACCTGATTTCTGATGATCCTGGGTCTTGCCATTTTGTCTTGGCCATTGTTAATCACCTCATTTGTTGCTAACTAATAGTAATCTGAAGCTCAATAACCCATGTATCTCCAGATGCCTTCGTGCCATGATTCTCGACTTTCCTATTGAGTGTCTTTCCTGCCGTAGCACCGTTATCAACTACAAATTCCTGCCAGTCATAGTTAGCATCGTCCGGCCCGAACGTTGACCGAAATGTTACAGTTTGCCCTGACACCTGCGGATATGTCGCATCCATAGCTTTATAACTCTTGTTCGTCCCCTGTAGGTCAGTCTGCGTAGCGTCTGCCACTGCTGTGCCGTCTCCTACCCCGATGCGGGCGTTTGCGTTGTTAAATGCTGTAGCCGATCCTCCTATTAGCAAGGTCAACAGTTCGGTTATTCCTTCATTCAACAGCAGGTTTCCGTCAAATTTTTCAACAGCATACAGATTTTCCGGTCTGGCTTCGCCATGATATTTCTCTATTTTCCAACGTGGCTGCCACCTTGCATGTTCTCGAACACCGGTAGCAGCCCCGATTTTCATTCCGTCATATGCTTTTGCTCTTTCATCATGTGCCACTAATATGCACCCCCGATGATAAGTTTTGCTGTCCGTCCGAGCTCTCGCCCGAGAATTTCCATGTCCTGTTCATCGTTTAGCTCGACTTTTTCTGCCTGGAACAGCGGAGCATTGAATATGACACCTCCGCCTCCTACTGGCGCCTGCCTTTGTAACACAGATATAAGCCGCTCTAGCTTCGCCGACAACCCAGCCGGGAATACCAGCTCTCCTGGTGCTAGTTCGGCAATTCCTCCTGTAAGCACTTTTGCCCCTGTATGCGCCTTCTGCAGGGTTACATTTCCAGTTTCTTCATCCCAATCTACTCCCCAGCCGAATGCTTTTGCTACATCTCGCACGGGAAGCCATGCTGTGCCGTTTGACACGTCAAGCGGAAAAAATGATTTCCCACCTATATACACAGTTCCGTTTTTCCATGTAGGCTCCGGTAATCCCAAAAATGCGGTCAATTCACGGGCAGGCATAGCTGCCCTGCCATTGATTTCTTTGTATTCGGTAGGCAACAATACTTTTGTCTGTGGCGCATAAGGTGCCTCGGGAACTGCAGCTTTCTTTTCTGATTCTTTCATCATGCCGGGGAGCATGCTTTCAATTTCTTCTTGAACAGCCTCGAGTTCACGCAGGCCTTCTTTCTGCCCTGATGCCAATGCTTCGATAGCTTTCCTGCCTATTTCTTCATACTTGCTGATATAGTCAGGCTCCCATATGGCCAGTCTTGCTGTAATTTCCTTGAACTGTTCGTCGTAAAGTTTGAGCGTATCATCAAACTCTTTTTGAAGCGCTCTCTTTCTTTCCTCTCCACGCTCCCTGGCTAAGTCGATTTCCTCACGTATCTGCTTTTTCTGATCTTCAATGTTCCATTCGCGTTGCTGTTCCTGCCATCTTTGATTTTCCTCTGCAATTTGTTTGTCGATGTCTGCAATAGCTTTCTGATGTTCTTTTCCGGTCCGCAGTTCATGATACCGCCGTTCTTCTGCCAGCTCCGCCAGTTTCTTTTCGTGCTCCTGCCTTGCCTTTTCCCTGTCTGCAAGAATATCTTCCTCATCAAGTGCATCAAGCTGTTTTTCTAGTGCTTCAATTTCTTTCTCGGTTTCATCTTCGACTATCTGCAGTCTGCGCTCATATGCGTCCTTAACTACCTGCACCTGTTCGTCGAGGATATCGAGATTTTTTTGGTATAGTTCTTCTTCGAGTCTCCACCGTTCTTCCGTGCTCCACTCGTAGCTATCAATAAGCTGTCGCAGGTAATCAGCCTGTTGCCTAGTTGTTAGAACTCCGATTGCTGAAAAATGCCTAATCGCTTCTTGAGCGAGCTCTTTCATTTTCTGCTTGATGTTTTCTGCTGTACTGGATACTGTTTGGGATAATGATTTTGCTGCATTTTCGGCATCGTTAAAACCGTCTTTTGCTTTATCGCTGCCATTCTTTACATTTTCGCCCGCTTCTTCAACATCTTCAGAAGATGTTTTAACTACACTGAATGCTTCTTTTACCTTGTTAGCCATGCTGACCACATCTGTTTTGACTGCATTCCACGCCGCAGATCCGCTCTCTTTAACTTGTGACCATGCTTCTGAAAGTCCGGACGATGCCTCTTTGAACTGCGTCTTTGCTCTGTCAAGTGCTTCTCCTGCTCTACTTATATAGTGCATTTGACTTGCTGAAAGTTCTTCTGCTGCTCTAGATACACGTTTCAACGGTTCTAACCACGACTCAGGAAGTATCTTCCCTGCCAGCGGTAGAATCCGTTTCACTAAGTTGGCGAATTGTTGAGCAATAAATGAAACCATTCCGCTAACTATAGTTGTTGCTCCATACCTCATCTCGTTCAATGCCACAACGATGCCTTTTACCCCGGTGTTTATGGTTGCTCCAATTAGATTCCATATGGATGAGAAAAACTTGCTGAATTCTTCCCAATTTTTTCTCATCAGAATGATTGCTGCTACCATCCCAGCAGCAAGCACAGCCCACCAGTTGACTGCTCCGAGTATCGTTGCACCAAGCGTTTTAAATCCGGCCACTATCCTTGCCACAAATGATGCTCCTGCTTTTGCTCCGAGAATCCACTGTAGCTGCATTATACCGATGGCTGTTTTTACCATATTGGCAACGCCTTGTATTACGCTTAATCCGAGTATTGCTCTGCCGAGACCTGTAACAAGTGGAATTGCTACTTTAAACAGCAAAAAACTTCCTGCTATAGCCTGCACCGCTAATGCTGCTCCAGGTATCTGCAGGAACTGTTTTGTTAGGTCTGCCAATGCTCTTGCCAGCTCTGCCGATACGGAGATAAGCCCTCCGAAAGTAGCTGCTGCGATCTGCCCCATTTCTGTAGCAAAAGGCTTTACAGCTGCCCACAGACCCTGAGCAGTTTCTTTTAGTGATTTCCAGGCTTCCGCCACTTCTTCTGCTATCTCTGCAGCCTGCGGCGGTATAATCTCCTTCAACCCTGCTAGTAGCCCGCCGGTTTTGTATGCTTCTAGAAATCGGTCAGATAAATCTCGTATCGCAGGTAAAACATTAGTCCGCATGTTTTCAAAGAAGGGTTTCATAACTTCTGCCTGAATCATGCTGAAGGTGTCTCTTATCGTGCTCATCATGCCGGAAAATGTATTTGATTGTTCTTTCGCCATTCCCCCGAATCGCCTTCGGGATTCCTCATATATTGCTTCTATAACTCGTTGAATACCTTCACCCGATCTGTCTGCAAGTGCCCCTGCGTTATCCCATTCGATTCCGTATTTACGCAGGTCCTCTCTGGTGATGCCCAAATATGCACCGACTCTCTCGAAGAACTCACCGACCTGACCCGAACGAACACGAGCAATAGCCATGGCCACTTGATCCATCGTGAGCCCTGCTGCCTGTCCAGCTGCTGCCATATCTCCAATGATCGGAATCCATTTTTCCATATCTAGCCTGACACCCTTGATTATAGATGCTGCCTGCATGATACCCTGAAACTCAAACGGTGTTTTCGCTGCATAATTATACAGGTATGCTACTGTTTTTTGTGCTTCTTGGGCTGACCCACCCAATACTTTAAACTGTATTGTTGCCTGTTCGAGTTGTGCGTTCATATTCAACCCAGATGATACAAGTCCAGTAATAGCCTGTTTTGCTCCTTCAAACAATGCCATGCCGCCTGCAAACCCTATCATCTGTTTGCCGATTTCCTTGAATGTATCGGCCAGCCTCATGGATTGCTGGCCGACTTCATTCAATGCCCGTTTTGCTCCTCTGGGGTCACCTTTTATAACTAGCTCTACCGTGTTTTTGCTTGTGGCCATTGTGCTCTCACCCACTCATCTCCGTATTGTTTCCACTCATCCCACTCTGGCAGATTAGTTTCAATATCCGCTTTGCCCTGACTTTCTTCTTCCAGGGCTTTGAATATCCCACACATAATGTGATATGGTGTCGAAATAATATCTCTATACGTCCATCCGAATGCTCGAGCAAGTGCAACTACTATTTTACAAAAGGGACCGATTTATCAGCTAATTCCTGCCCTGCTCTTGTAACCGCTCTCACAAGTGCCAATGCCTGTTTCATTGTCAATTTCAAAGACGCAGGCGGTTTCTGTCTGATACTGAGAAGTTCCCCGATGAACTTCTCAAATTCCTGCACAGTTTCAGGTGCAGGGTCCTCTGCCAACTTCTTACCCAATCCGATTAATTTTGCGGTGGTTGCAAGGTCAAGATCAGCCGGGATTTTATATTCCTTTCCGTTCAGCTTAACCGTTATATCTTCCGGCATCATTGCGTCAAGGTCAATTATATTGCTCATACTTTTATCCTCCTTTATGCTGTATAACTCGTAGCAGTTGCGTTTTGAGCTACTACTGTTACCAAATCTCCTGACCCTTTCTTAGCCTCTATTGAGCATTGAACAGCCAGTATCCCAGGCTCTGCGTTTAGCTCTACCGGAGCGTTTACGTGGTAGACTTCTGGAACTGTAATTTTAAGCTGCCTGTTTGCGCTGCTTTCCGTATAGCTGAGGTCTATGTCAATGCTCCCTTCTTTGAGTGTATTGGCTACTGATGTTCCTCCTCCGTAAAACACGTTTTTATAATGAGCTGCATCGTCCAGCAGTAGCGTAAACTGCCCTGTAACTCTCCTTGCGAGCAGAGGGATATCTGCTCTTGTCACGCCAGTTGTAAATATGTCCTCTCCTAATTCATTGGCAAGCGTTAGCCTGAAATCCCTTATTAAAGCAGTTTCTGCCCCATCAACCGTATATATTCCATTGAAAAACACAAAAGGCATACTTGCTTCATATGTGGCCGTTCCTGGACTTACTTCAATGCTGCCTTCTATGCCTCGTATCTGAACTGCCATTGTAACGGGTCTTGTAGCTTCGCCGGATATCTCAATCTGCTGGATTCTGCAGTCTTTGATTCGTTCAACCAAAGATAATCCTTCCACATACCTCTCTACTGTCAACCACGGGATTGTGCTTGCGTGTGGCGTGATTGTGTGAGTGTAAGGGTCTGCTGCTCCTGAAACAGTATCTACGCCCAAAAGCATTGCGAATAAAAAAGCTGCTATATCTGGTCTTGCAAAACAGTTAAAGCTCATATCATACACCTGGCTTTCTTTTAATGCGACACCAGGGTCGAGCCCCATGCCACCTTCCCAGTGCTGTGTATATGATTGAGCCGGAGTCATTCCGGTTTCTCCTGTCCATTTGATAAACTTATCTGGCGCTACCGCTGTCCCCTTTGCGGTCTGCTTTGCGAGTCCGATGTATCCTAGTTTCTGTGCTACCGGCATCTGCCTTCACCTCCTCAAAATCCGGTCTTTCAAGTTCATGTTCCTCAATTTCAATGATCTGCCCCGGTTCAACTTTTGTATTGTCTGTCAAAAGAACAGGTGCAGACCCGATATATCTAGCCTTTACTTTTGCCATTCTGTTATCACCCCGCAAATATTACGGTTTTTAGCCTTATGGTTGCCCATTGTATTACCATGCTTTGCTCCGCTCTGGCATATCCTGGTTCTACAGACTCGATTTCGCTCCAGAGACATACTCCTCCAAGCGTATTATCTGCTATTAAAGCATCGTAGCATTCTCCTGCTAACTGCAGAATGTTTGCCAGTCCTGTTTCGACGTCGTGATTTTTGCCTACAAGCACCAGTTCCCAGTTGTAGTTATGCTGTTTGCCTTCCCCTGCTGTGGCCTCTGCTGTCACAATTTCATCTTCAGCCGGTATAATAAACAGACATGGGAACTGCATCTGCCCAATGTGTTCTTTTTCCCCAAAAACGACATTTTGGATATCTGTCACAGTTGAGAGGGTGCTCTGTATTGCATTTTTGATTGCGTTGAAGTTGTCATACCAGCCCATGTTATGTCACCCCATATTTGTTCAGTATGCTGGCCACTACCGTTGGTATTTGCCCCTTCAGGTATTTTTCTGTTTTGCCCATCGCATCAACCCCGCCGGGATGCGTAACCTGTTTTGCGTATCTCGCCCATCCTCGACGCCTTGCTTCTCTCCATCCGGCAGGGGTTGATGGCCTGATATGCCCTCTCGTAACCCATGCCAGTGCTTTTTTACGTCTGACTCTTATTGTGAAAGGTTTTGTGTCAAGCAGTATGAATGGCGCATATGCTACATTTGTCCCGATGTGAACCTCATTTACGTTTGGCATTGTATGTGATATACGTTTCCGCAGGTTGCCGGTATCTACCGGAGTGAGCTGTTTCATCCTGCTTTCGCCCATGACGCCGAGTCTAACTAATACATCACGTATCACATACGGCATTTTCTCTGCATGCTCCGCCATCAGTTTATCAAGCGGTGGACGCCAATCTATTGTAATCATGTTGATGTATCCTCCAGTAGCTTCGTTGTATCATGTGAAAATCTCGGCTCGCTTTCCACAAAAACCGGATTAGCCAGCACGTTTCTTGTCCGATAACGGTCCAGCGTCTTTTTCATTTCTTCAGTTAGAATAATTCTGTTTGGAGATTTTACTGTGAAATCGCTTACCTGGATTATGGGGCTGTTTCTCCTCTGGACAGATGACTGCAGCCAGTTGTCGACCGCCTGAACAGTTACACTTTCAAGTGCCGCCTGGAGGTCTGCATCTGCTGTCAGCTCGTCATCTGTGTATGAACGCCCAAGATATGCGTTAATTTCGCCTGTTGCCCAGTTGATTAGAGTTGTTAGCAGACTATCGTATTCTGCATCGCTCTTGCCTAAATCTGAAGCCGAAGCACAGGCAATCAGTTTCACTTTATCTGTAGTTGCATAGGGCATAATCAGCCCTCCTTCAAAAAATCAAAATATAAAGAGCGGCTATTATTTGCCGCCCTTTTTGGTTTCTTTTGATGCTGCTTTTGATTTGGTTGTTTTGGGTTTATCCTCTTTTGAGGCGACTGGTTTTTCGTCTGTTTTGGTTGGCTTTGTATCTTTCTTTTCTGTTTTCTGTTCTGCAGGTTTAGATTCAGTCGCCTTTTGCGGCTGCGTCTCCTGCTGTGCCTGTTCAGATTCTTCTTGTGTGGTTTCTGGTTCTTCTTGTGCAGTTTCCGGTTCTGGATGATCTATCCTGATATGATCCTGCAGTAATTCGTCGTTTGTAAACATTCTGCCACATTTAGCACACTTGACAGGTTCTCCGTCAAAGACGGAGAGGTAGCGTTGTTCCAGCAACCGCTTGACATGCCTCCAGCCGCTGGCCTTCACTACCTCGCCTGTCCTTCTGATTATTCCTTCTGCTGTGAACGATTTCCCAACTACAAACATTTTATCACCTTCTATTAAGCAATAGCCGATGCGTAGAATACACCTAAATCGGATGCAACGAGTTTGGTGTCTATTGCCATTTCGCCTTCTACCCTATCAGCCTTGAGATGTCTCATTTCAAATTTGCTGATTGCTACTCCTACTCCGTTTTGTACATTATTAGCCAAATTTCTCCATGCAAAAATATAACCTGCGCTGGGAGTCAACAGGCCCGGATTTGGCGCACTGTAGCAAAGAAGAGCTCCTTTACCGTGAATGAAGCTGTATGCTTCAGTTGCTCCTTCTGCGTTTGTTGCGTATACAGCACCTGCAACGACTAGCTTATCTACTTCAAATACTTTTGCCAGCAAATCTGCGGTGATTACACCTGCTTGGGTGTATTTATACCTGTCTATGATGTCGGGATGTTGTTTAAGTGTTTCAAATACTTCTTCGCCGAGAAGTAATGTGTTAGGTCTGAACCCTGTTACGCTCTTAATATAAAGTCTGCCTTTCTTGATATCTTCTATGGGGTCACTATTTGCGTAGTCATTCCATTGAATGAATTGGTCTCCGGTTGGACTTGATGCAACTCCGGTATAATCTTTGCTCCAGACGCCGGTTTTGAAGTAGTTATCTGCAAACTGCTTCTCCCTTTTAACAAGTAGTCTCTGTGTTACAAATTCTGTTGCGTCACGATCAACGTTAATACCTGGATCAGCGTTATTGCGGACATCCCAGGGTACATCCTTATGGAATGCCCAAATTCTGCAATTATAATTTGCAGTGTTGTCAATATTGAATCCGCCACCTGCAGATTCAGTCCCTGGAGCTCTTTCTTTTGCTTCATCTCTGAACCAGTCATTTTTTCTGTATGTGTAATAGATGTCTGACTGCTTGTCAACCGGGACGATCGGGAACACTTTGTCTGCTACAAACTCACTAGCAGACTGAATATATGCAACGCTGATGTTTGTCAAAGGCACGTTGGCATGCACCTGACGTATGGTTGGTTGAGGCATCTATTTCACTCTCCTTTCAAACGTTTTTATTTCAGCAGCACTGAATGTATCTCGTCAGCGCTGCCTCCCTCAAGTGCAATTCCCACAACCTTGCCGGTAGCAGCGGTTATTAGCTTGCCGTTAGCATCAACTTCAAGTTCAGCCCCAGCTGTTACGGAAGCTCCGTACACAGCCTTGCTGACCCCGAACGTCATAACATTAGCAACCTTGCCGGATGCAGGATCATTCTGCAGGATTCCTGCAGCTCGTTCTCCTGCTCCTGCAAGAACCACTTTGCCATCGGAATTTACCTTCACAGCATAAAACTGCTTGGCAGACAAATCAGATGCTGCAATAAGGCTGATGCACTGTAACGGTTGTTCCCATGCCATTATCTAGCCCCTCCCCTCATTTCTTTTTCATACTCGGCATATAGCTCCGGATGCTCTATCCACACTTTTGCCATAGCCTGCTCTCTGGTCATGCCTGTGTTTTTCTGGATCATTTCATTTGCCAAAGCTTCTGCTTTTTGGATAGCGCTTCCTCCTGTGCTGCCGGACCTGCCGATCTCATCAAACAGCATGCTCTTTTCAACCTGTTCATTAGTTGCTTTGAATGTTGCTTCAAGTTTTTTTCCGTATTCTTCCGATACTTCGTATGCTTTTTTGAGCATGTCTGCAACTTCTTCTGCCTTGCCTATATGCGGATACTGCTCGGCACGTTTCAAAAATTCCTGGTGCTCACGTTTTTCTTTTTCAGCTTTGGCTAATTCTTCAGCTTCCTTGGCTCTCTTTTCGAGTTCTTCCATGCGCTTTCTGATTACAGGATTTACGCCTTTCCAGATATCCTCTGGGTTATCTTTTTTATCGTCTTTTTTATCTTTCTTTTCGAGTTCTGTGACCTTTTTGGTCAACTCGTCAACCTGCGTTGCCTTTCCTTCCAGCTCCTCAATGTATTTTTGCACTTCTTCAGGCAGATTTTTTCTTACTTTTTCTGAAATAGACATTTTGTCACCTTCCTTTCTTTTTTCTATATCCGGTCTTTCAATACCGGCATCCTCAAGATATTTTAACCCATCAGCAATCAGTTGGTCTAACAGTTCCTTCATCTGTTGGAGCATCCTAAGCCTCGGAGCGCTTATTGCTCTCCCGGCTTTCTGTATTTTGTTTAGTTCCTCATACAGTTTCTCGATGTCGCTATTGTCATCATTCGACAGATCATCTTCTTTGCCGAACAGTCCTTTTACAAACCCCCATAATCTATCTTTTAGGGTAGTTTCGTTGTCTGCTTTGGCATATTCTCCTATTCCCGCTTCTTTTGCTGCCGCTTCTAACACACGTCTTGCTTTTTCTTTTAGTTCATTAGGCAGGTCTGTTTGAGGTAGCCTTGCGAGTGCATTTCGCAGGTGCGGGATGTCAATCTTGCCGTCCTTGTCTCGGTATGGCAGATGCCGCAGACGTCTTGGCGTTGTTTTGCCTTCTTCGTCTTTTTTCCCTCCTGGTTCGATTACTGCAAAGGCTTCATCCGGCAGATCATTGATGTATGCTCTTGTCCATTGTGCTTTATTAAGTTCTTCATCTTCTTGTATGTCTCTTTTAACGATAAGGAATTTTCTTCTGTTTGCTGCTTTATCTACGCCGCTGATTTCGTCAATTTCTATGTCTACGAGCTTTGGCACTCTTTATCACCTCCTTTCATAGATTCTTCTTCCTCTACCACCCATGCTGAAACCGGTTATCTCACCTGCTTCAACCTTTGCAAAATATTCCGGCGTCCATACTACTCCCAAAAGCCATGTGCCTTTTTTGATTATTTCATCACCCACCTTAAAATCAACAGGAGCGATGTAGCATTCCACGATGTCGCCTATGCTTTCATCCCACTGCTCGTGCATGTATCCAAGCCCTTTTGCGGCTTTTTGAACATCTTCCCAAACATCGGAGATATCGATTGCTGCTATGTCTCTATCCCGTAACCCTTTGACAATGAGTTCGAGGACCTCTAGCACACTCTTTGTCACTCTGGTCTTGCCCTGAAGCGATCGCATGAAGTTCCAACATGCCTTCTCGATCTCCTCGGCATCCGTCCAGTCGTCCTGACTGTCCACTACATCCGGCTCGTAGACAACGCCGAGTGTGTATCTTCGTTTGGTGTCTGATTTGAGTATGCGACCATCTTTTTTTATTGTGTCTGGGTAATCCTTATCCTGTCGTGAATTCATATATTCTTCCCATCCATCATCAAAATACAAAGCTTTTGCCATGGCCTTCACTCTCCCTCCACAACAGCTTCATAAACAATTCGTTCCCTTTTGTCGTTGCCTACTCGCATTATTTCTTTTCTTATACCTGTAATTTTGATTTTTGTATTACGGGGCATAAGCCATTCTGCTTCTCCCAACTCTCCTCTTTTTCTCGCCGCTAATGCTTTTTTTGAGTCCCAATATGTTTCGGCATAGAACCCTTTGGTGCCCTTTGGGGCTGCAATTTCAAGAATAACCCCGTCTTTCCCAGCGAAAGAATTCGCAGTTGCTGGCTTAATAGTTGTCGACAAAAAAGCCTTATCCTGTATTATACTACCTATGTATTTTTTTGCATCGGCTTCCGATGCCGGCAATCTATCTTTAACTCCTCGATATAGGAGCATATCTTCACTACTCCTATGATTATTTGCCATTTTATCTAGTGCTTCGACACGTTTCTTTATTTCTGCTCGGCCTTCTCCAGTTCTGCAATATTTATTCATTTCCGTACATCCTTTTCTCATATAATACCGGAGCGCATCTTGTTGCTCTTTTGGGGCTGACTTGACATATTTATGATTCTCGTCCCATATTTTCTTATCAAGTGCTAATGCCCTTTTGAGATTCTCTTTCTCGTCGGCAAGACTAGGTCTGTCTATCATTGTGCCGAGGCCAGCAACTGCATTTGCTGCTGTTGTAAACCTCCCAAGCCTATCGTGATATGGATTATATTTCAATACCACTACTTTTTTTGTGCTTATGTAATCTTTAATCCGTTGCTTTGCTTCTTTTATTGTGAACTTATCTTTTGGAAATATAAGGGACTGCAAGGTCATACCGTCTTCGTCGGGTAGTTTCCCGACAACTGCCTTGATACCCGAGCTTCCAAAGGATATAGTTCTGAAACTGCCTTCTACAAACTCATCTGGATTTCTGATTCGATAACGGTAGCTTGTGGTTGTTTCATCCCAACCGCCACCTGCCGGCATGTTGCTGTCCTCCTTTCCGCAAAAAGAAAAGACGGCCGGTTATGGTCGTCTTTTAAAATGCCCATCCTCTGTCAGCATATTGTCGCCTATACCACTCCCAGAGGTCCTCTGTGCTGTTGAATTCCGGTAGAGGACCGACTACTCTATCGCCAAACTCTTTTTTGAATCTATCAAGTGTCAAAATCCGAAACGTGAACGTTTCTGTTGTATCTGTTTCAGGAATTTTTCTTGCCCATATAAACCCATCCGGTAATTCTTGCAGCAATTCTCCTTCTATCTGATGTCCTCGTTGAGTATCGTGAAATCCTACCCATTTCGTCTTTTCGTCTTCTCCCAGTTCGACATCTATTGCAAGCATCTTAAATCCTGGGCTTCGACTCATTTCTACACTGTAGAGGGCTTTCGGATTATACATAATATCGCCTCCTTACAGGGATTATATCACACTTAGGAGGCAAACTGCAATTTTCTATATTTCCTCTTTGACTTTTATTATTTCTTCGATAGGTTTTCCATTGAATGTATCTATACCTATCTTTTTCAACTGGTAAATCAGCGAGTTCTTTTCGCTTTCGGTATCACAATGTATTTCCTTGATGTATTCTTTGCCGATGCCTCTCCTGAACATAACTTCGTTGCCTTTGTTATATGCATGATCAACTTCTTTGATGTGATCGATTGCACTCTTGCGTCTTTCATATGTTAGAGTACCGACTTCACCGAATTTATCCTTGTTGTAAGCATACCAATCTGTGCGTTCTAAAACACTAATGTCAAATATGAGCCTGTATCCACCGCCTTTATAGTGATGTCGATATAAATATTTCCCTTTGTTTTTTCTTGTTACGAGCCTGGTAAATACACTGTCTGCCCCTCCTGATTCTTCATCTCCTCCTTCAGACGCACCTGTGCCAAATATACCGTTAAGCTTTCGCTGAATAGTTGACATTAGTCCAGGACTATCAGGAGATATGATTTTGGCCACTGTTTCGGCATCCCTGCCGACACCAGTCCAAAGGTTTACTGCCCCTGCTTTTTTGTATTCTTTCACTATGCCAGTGTTCACATATGTTTTATAACCAGGCCATACCTCTTTTTCAACGAGATTGTCGGCCATCTTTGGATCGATGCCTTTTCTGCGGAGCAGCTGTTCCATTTTTTCTACCGTCCTGTCCTGAAGTTTCAGTCTAAGTTCGTCTTGCGGTGCATGCTGCCATGCAAGAACAGACAGTCTGTGAAGCCTGTCATCATCTGCAGTCGGATCATCTAGTATTTTATTAAGTTTCAGCTTTCCCAACAGCTCTTTGACTTTTGATGCTGCCTTTTTCCCGTCTGGTTCAAATACTGTAATTTCAAAATAACCTTTATATGCCTTCAAGTAATTTCGAGGATAAAACGCAACTTTTATACCGTCGTAATTTAACACAAGAGCATTTTTTCTTTCAACTGCATGTTCTGTCCTTGTTCTATATATTCCTGCTTTTCTATCAACAATCCCTCTATATAATTCAAAATACCCTTCTGTTCCTCCTAGTGCTTGTATAGCTTCGATGATATCTTTGTGATAGAATTCAGGGATTTTGAAATATATATGATATCCGATTTCTCCGTCAATCTGAATGCGTCTTGCAGTGATTTGCTGTCCCTCAAGCACTTTTGCGTCTTTCTTGATTGCTACTCCAAAGGGTACTTTAGGGATAATATCGAAATCGTCAAAAATATCAACGCCTGTTGGTTTAGCTGCCTCTCTCGGTTTCGGTCCCAGTCTTTTCTGCTGACTGGCATTAAGCCGTTCCTTGACTTTGAGCACTATATCGACGGCATTCTCCGGGTCTGCAAGTGCTTGTATTATCTCATTCTTGTTCATGTGATGAACATATGGAATTTTCTTCGCTTTGCCCATTTCCAGCAAGGTTTTTTTGGTCAATTTGGACAGCTCGGCCTTGCTCATTCGCTGTGCGGCCAGGGGCATTGCCTTCGCCTCTGCTTCTGTTATTTCGTCGAGAAATTTGAACACGCCCTTGAAACCTGGATTGCGTTCTTTAAGAAGTTGCGTAAAGAACTCCCTGTAACTTTCACGCACAGTATTTTTTCTGGCCACTATTGCATCTAATAGTTTTTCAGCTTCTGCCCCTTTGCCCTTCAAAGCTTCTGCATATGGCCTGAATATCTTTCTGTATTCATTATCTGAAATGGCTTCCAACCGTTTCAATGTTGGCAGGACCGCCTGAAGGTCAAGATCTATCTCACCTTTTGCAAAAGCTCTGTATATCGTGTTGTAGATCGGTTCAACTTCCCCATACTTTGCGTTCGGATGATAATTATATGACATCTTCTGGCTGCCGATATCATCAAGATATCTGAATGCCTGTTCCTTATCCGTGGCCAGTATCCGTCCATCCTTAAGTTTGATAAAATTCCCCGGGTGAGCATCAAAATTGGCGATAACCCAGTCCAGCACATGTTCTTCTTGAATACGTCTCCAATCGTCTTTGGTGAGTGTATCCCAGGAAATTTTCTTTAAATCTCCTTCTACATCTTGAATGAATTTCTGGAGAGTGCCTATTCGCCCTTCCATGTCCTTGATCGCTTTGACCTCGATGAACTGATCTGGTTCGTAGAGTTTCGCTGCTAGTCTTGAAGCTCCTTCCTGGACATATGCCCTGAACGGTTCTTCTCCACCTCCGAATTTTGCTTCTGCCGGCTTATATATGTATCTCTGTCCTTTACTGTCCTCATAGATATACTTTTTCCCGGCTCCGCCCAGATATGCACCGCTCCCCTTATACTCAAGTCCTTTTAAGCTATTTGGTACTTCCGATCTCGGCCTTGTTGGCTCTGCCACTACCTCAACAGGTTTGTCGTATTCTCTGAAAGTCGTTGCTATAATAGTGCATCTGCAGTGAAAATGATAATCCGGAAGGCTCATCCCGTTTGCCGCTAGTTTGGCATCGTCCCATTCTTTGACTTCTTTAAGAGTGCGCCATGGATGAATCGTTTTAATATCCTCCGGGTTTTCTGCACTTAAGAATTTGTTACGCATCTCGACTGCATGCTGCATGCTGAACCTCTTACCGTTCATGAACCGGCACAAAGGGCAGACTCGTGTATCGTTAGCATTGATTATTTCATATGTCTCAACGTCCGCTGCAACCATCGGCTCAATTCTTCCGAACACTGCAGCCCTAGTAATTGCATTGTTGGCCAGCCCCTGCCAGTATGCTTCTGCTCGGATATACGCTTTCGGCATGAATTTTGGTGGTATCTCGTATGTTCCAGCCAGTATGTCCTTAATACGCTGGCCAGTTGCCCAGGGCCCCTGTCCCTGCTCTATTGCATATTCTACAACTGCTGATGTTACTGCTTCTTTGATGTGATTATTGTAATACTGCCCTATCCAGTAGGTCATATCCTTTGCCAGCCATTCCTTGGCCTGTTTGTCAACAAATGTCAGCGCATATGGCAACTGTAATTCCTTAGCTGTTTGTTTCCCGACCATGTCATATGCATACATCACATGGTCAATCAGTTTTCTGTCACGCACTACTTTCACAAGCTCATGACTCATCGGTTCTTCCAGCTTGTTTGCAATGACTTCTGCATGCAGTGCTGTGAGTTTCTTGCCGTATATTTTCAGTGCTTTTATAACCATCTCTGCCGCCTTTTTGCTTTTTGCGTTCCAGAACTTGTTTAACAATGAGGTAAGCTCCTGTTCTATTTGATATAGCCTTCTGGCTATGTCAGGAGATGCTTCTTTTCTAACGAGGTATTCCAGGATATAATCTATATCATCAGCCAGCTGGAGGCGTTCATATGTCGTTAGACAATTCGCTATGTTCTTCAAGCTGTTTTCGCACCTCCGCCAGCAGCTGGACAAAATCTTTTACAGCTGCAAGTTTGTTATCTGCCTTTGTCATCTTCTCCGTATTCTTCTTCGGGAAGTTTGCTGCTTCTCGCAGGTAATTCTCCAGCTGGTCATCCGGGAATAAGTTAACCCCTGCTCCTGCCAGAGCAGAGATATATTCGCCCAGTTCCTTCAGGTCTGGTGTTTCAACGTCTCCGTGGACGAGTTTCGGCAGCCCGCTAAGCCCCTGGAAGCTGTTCAATGAAAACAGTCTCGGGACCGCATATGTGTTCAAAACCTCCTCGATACTGTCTAAGATAGCTCCTACTGCAAGGCTGAACAGTTCGGTCTTACTGCTTGACAGCGCAAAACTGCCGACTTTTTCGTGTCCAAGCATGATGAAGTCGGCCATCACTGTCATTGCAATTCTTTGGTCATATCGAGTAATAATTGCATTTGTATCAAAATTACGCCTGCTGTTTCCTCCTGCTGACAACAGCGTAAGTTTGTATCCTGTTTTCTTTCCGTCCGGCAGATCCTCTGCCGGGAATACAACACCCTCCATTTCATCTCTACGTAGTTTCGTGACGAGTTCTTTGATTGATTTCAGCACGGCTTTTTGTTCATCGGTTGCGTTCGGGCTCAAGAGTTCCGGTGGCACGAGTGCTACCGGCAGGCCTGCGAGGTCGCGTTCTATACCGATGCCTTCGATTTCTTCTATGTTTTTTTTAAAATAATAAGGTCTCCACGCATTACGCAGAATTGAACGCCCTTCAGGATTGTTTTTGCTGGTTTCTGTCCTGAACAACAGTGCCTTCTCGATCGGGATCGCCCGCAGTTTGTAATCCGGTGGTGGCTGCTGTCGCATTGCTTTAATTCCACCATCATCGTCGAATACCCATTCAAAAAGCGTTTCCTGTGCTCTGATTGGTATCTTTCGCCAGCCGATCCTGCCATCATTGTGCTTGCTCCGCTTGGCAGGGTCTCGGTTGTCGCCTAATCGTCGCTTATAGCATATTTCATGAAGGCTCCAGCCGAACACAAGCATAGACAATACTTCTGCAATAAAATCATTCCATGAATGGCTCATATCCCCCATACATGATTTCAGGAAATCCGCTGCCTCACGGTCCGCCTGACTGTCACCTGCAGCATCTATCCTCCACGATGCCTGCCGGATAAGCATTTTCAGTGCAAAAAGGATTGCTCCGATCACAGGGTCGTTATCCCTCATCTCTTTATAGATGCGAATACCTTTTACGCCCTGCAGGTCATTCAGCCATTCTTCTGATATCCAGCCCCCAAATCTAGTTAATCCGGTTGCTCCAAGCTCTACATATGGGTTTATTTTTATATCTGCCATTTTCACGACCTCCATTTGCTACTGCCTCCCGCAAGAACAGGCATGACAATCGTTTGCGCCCATCTATTCGTTGGTGCAAACGCCAAAACGACCGCATCTGCCCTGTCCGGACTCGGCAGCCCTCTACGTCTCATCTCGTCTTTTGATTCTACTTTGATTTGCCCCCGGCTTGTGTATGAATACCGCCTGCTGGTAAGCTGGCCGAGCAGTTCATCGTCAGGTGGCAGTGCAATAGGATTCGGATTTGCTACTGGATCAGGATTCAGCATCTCACGCAGATTCCACCACAGTTCACTCGTTAGATCGGCGAATCGGTCTTGATCATGCGGTGCTCTTGATACCTCTATCCCAACTACAGGTTCTTTAAGTTCCTTTAATCTGTCTACGACTCCAGCACCATAGCCGATAGCATCCACCTTGATTGTTTTTGCTCCGAACTCTGCCCTTCCTATTCTTGCCCTGCCTGCCGTCTTCATAGTGTCCTGCTTGTGCCATGCGTCCAGCTTGACGATCTTCCAGCCAGCTCTGTATGCTATCACAGATTCGTCTTGCCCAAATCTAGCCACATCAACGCCGAGTTCTCTCGGTTCTCCTTCTTCTGTATCATGCCACCGCTCCATAGCTGCTTCTACCCATGCGAGCGGTATCAGTGTATTGTCTCCAGCCTCTGGGAAGTCCCCTTTTACCCTTGCGATATACATGGGGCTGTCGGGGCCCCATTTGCGGTATCTCTCGGCTACCCACGCTGGTGTCACGAGTTCAGGATACGGTAATTTAGCTGTAATTTTTTCTTCCCATGTTCCTTCTGCAATATCCTGTTCCGTGATATCGTATGTTGTAAAATTCGGCGTATCAAATGCCGATATGTGTATCTTTGCAACGTCGGGCTCCTTGAACAGCCCTGCAAACCAACCGTTTGGGTCTGTAGGGTTTCCTATAGCCAGAAGCCTTGCATTTTCGGACGTTAGCAATGTATCTATTGCATCAGCTATATTCGGAGCTATACCTGCGGCTTCGTCAACTATCGCGAGAATATATCTTGCGTGAATCCCCTGAAAGTTGTCGGGGATATCCGTTGCAAACCCGAATGCATACCATCCATCCGCCATCCTGTGTTCTACCTGAAGGAGCTCTCCACCGATAGGTCTTTTGCTTGCTCGTACGGCTTTTCTCCACTCCTGCCATAGAATCATGCGGACCTGCCTTGCAGTTGGAGCTGTAGTAACCACGATACTCCCCAGAAACGCACACAAAAAGCTGATCCCGACTCTTGCGGCAGACCAGCTTTTCCCCGCACCGTGCGAAGATCGTACTGCTGTTTTCGGTTTTCTCCAGACAGATTGAAGTATTTCAATCTGTTTACTCCAGGGGTTTCCGCCTATAATATTTTTCCAGAACCAAACCGGGTCATTCTGCGCTTTCTTTAGTAGCTTCCTTGCTTCCTCCTTCGTTATTCTGCTCATCTTCTACCGCCTCAATCATTGCTGCTATATCAGCCCAGCTCTGCACCTCTCGAACGTCTAACCGTTCAGGTGCTTTCATCACGATTCCCATGCTCTGCAGCAGTTTATAATGACGCTCATCTTCATTGCTTATGTCATTAAGAATGCTTGCCCTAGTTTTTGTGTCTTTTGTGTTTGCAAACTCTTGCCACCTGAGCATTTGACGTTCGTGATAATTCTCCATAATTTCCCATACAGTTTTTTCGAGCGGTTCTTTCATTACATCCGTTCCTACTTCTCGCCCATATTCGGCGATGGCCTCTATATCTCTTTCGACTGTTCTTTTGCTGACATCAAGGACCTGTGCAATTTGGTCTACGGGCCATCTCTTAACGAACCGTAACCTCAGCACCTTTTTTCTTCTGTCATTGATTTTTTTGTTAGGCCCTAGTTTATATTTCGGCTTTTTCTTCTTTTTCTTCTTGCTCATCTTCTCTCCCGCCTTCTTCGTATATGTCTGCACCTGCGAGATAATCTGCTGCCATCATTTCAAGCGCCATGCCTCTTGGGTTCTTCATGTATCCCTGTGTGCGTATGATATGCTGCAATGCCTTCTCTATAACCTGCAGTTGTTCTGGGAAAAGAGCAAATCTCGTAAGTACAGGAGCATTTTCTCCGTCTAGATCGTCTTTTGCTCTGTCCAACTTTTTCAAGTTCTGCATTGCGTTCACAACCAGGTCATGGTCTCCTGCAGGACATTCTATCTTGATTTTGATTTCTGCAAACGTCGCTTCGGATTCGAGTAATGCCTGCTCTACAAAGTCATGGAGGCTTTTTTCTTTGTCCTTGTATATTGTGGCCGATATGAAAATCGGCTCTGCTCTCCGCTCTTTCTCTGCCCGTTCCTCGACAACCTTGTCGATGTCCGTTGGCAGTTTGAGCAGTGACAGGCTGTCTTTGAGCTCGGCCTTCTCGTATGGGAGTACTGCTTCCAGGTCCTCCAGAGTCATGGTCTTGTTGAGGTCGTGGATCAAGTTGGCCAGACGTATCGGTACTGCCGATCCTCGCATATAATTCAGCTGTATTGTTTTGAGCTTTGCTTCTGTGTCGTCCATATCAAGCACTATGGCCGGCACTTCCCTGTATCCCAATTCTTGAAGAATTGACCAGCGGTGGAATCCGTCTATAATCTCCCACTCGTTTTCCTTGGTTTGCCGCACGAGTATTGGTTGCACTACACCTTTTCTCTTGATGTCTGATTTTAGCTTTGACATGGTCTTTGTATCCATCTTGTTTGGATTCCAGTTATTTGCCTTCACTTTGTCTATCGGGAGATTCTGTATTTCTAATTCAGGCATATTCTATCCCCTCTCTGCATAGATGAGAATTTCTGTTTCTCTTTTTTCGCTGTCTTTCTTCTGGTTGCCGAAACTGTATCTATATTTCAGCGGTATTTCAACCGCTTTCGGTCGATGCTTTTGCACTATTGCAAGAAATTCTCGCCGGTCTACTTCGGGCCCTCCGTAGCTGATAACCCAGTATTTTGTCCATTCTGCACGTTCCAGCATATCCTCGATAAGTTGATATGCTTGCTGCTTGTTAAAACCGCTGATTTCCGGTTCTCGTATTTCTCCTGACAGTATCCAGTCAAGAATTTTGTATCGTTCTTCGTATGGCGACGATCCGTAATACGGAGGGTCAAAATATGCTATATCAGCCCTGGTCTGTTCTAAAAACTGCAGCACGTCCATCTGGCTAAATGTGTTCTCCTGCGCGTTTGAAAACACAGCATCATTAACCTTGCGTATCTCTTTCATAAACCTGACCGTCTGCGATTTCAAATACTGCCTTGCGCTCTGCATATCGGCTTGAACCCCTAACATTGGAGAATATCCACTTAATACATAAGCATTCAAACAAACACTAACAATTTCAACTTCCCACAACCCTGCAATAATTCTAGCTGGCTCCCTTATGGTATCAAGGGCAAGGGCTGGCGCCTGCTTTGCACCCTTGACACCATTGCGGTCGCCCGCTTCATAGTGATTAAGGGTTGTGGTTAACATATTTTCCAACTATGCTACCAGAGGCTGCCCAGTAATTTGCTGGCTAATAACTTGCTGATAAAATTCCTCTGGGGCCATATACTTTATACTGCTATGTCTGCGACGAGTATTGTAATAGTCCATATATTCAGTAATTACCCGGTAAGCTTCAGCGAAATCTCTAAATTCATTACGACTGTAGCATTCATCTTCTAAAATAGCGTGGAATGATTCAATATAGGCGTTCATATTAGGTGTTTTTACAGGTATACGTTCATGTTCTATGTTTAACTTCTCACATGTTTCAGCGAATATTTTAGCGGTAAACTGGGGGCCGTTGTCGGTCCTCACTACCGGCATTTTCATCCCGGGAACTAAACCTCTTTTCCTGATAGCGTTTTTAAGCACGTTACAGGCATCTATTGCTTTACAGCTTAATCCTACATGATA